TTGCTTTAAAAACACAAGTGAACCAATCTTTTGTGTGCTTTGCTTTTTCATGCAGTTCAAAAAACCAGTTTCTTCCCATTGGCGTTCCAATAAATATGGCAAAACCTTGTCGATCCGAAAGACATGGTCTTAAAATGGTGTCAAATAGGTCAGGTGATATGTTTTGTGTTTCATCAACTATTACACCATCAAAGTATTGACCTCTTATTGCTGAACTATTCTCTCCACCAATGATTTGAATACGACTGTTATTTACTGAAAAGTCAACTCTTAGCTCAGATTCATTAAATTTAGTTCCAGGCACTGCTGATGAGAACTGTTTTAGGTAATCCCAAGCAGTAGATTTACCTTGAAGTCTATATGGCGAAATAAAGGCATATCTTGGATAAGGTTTTTTGTTTGTCAAAGCAGCTTTTATCAAATGATTGATAGCAAAAACAGTTTTACCACCCCTTCTATGAACAATGACAACATTAAATCGGTTCATATCGCATTTTTTATGCAAAAAATTTTGAATTTCTCTTGGTGCGTAAGGAATGACGATTTGTTTCATATTATATCAAAACCCCCTCAATTCTTTGTTTAGCAATATCAAAATATTTATCATCTTTCTCAATACCTATAAAGTTTCTATTAAGGTTTTTACAAGCAACACCAGTAGAACCTGAACCCATTGTAAAATCTAAAACAGTATCGTTTTCATTAGTATAAGTTTTTATTAAGTATTCTAATAAATTTATTGGTTTTTGTGTTGGGTGTAATTTTTCTTTATCAGAATTAAACTCAATTAAATTTAATGGATAACGATAACCATTATTATCTGTAATTATTATTTCTTTAGAATTTGGATTATAAGTTTGTGCAGTTTTACCTTGTTTTATTTTATATGGATTTCCTTTAGTAAATTGAGGATAATATTTTGCTTGTTTATTATAAAAACAAGATATTATTTCTGTATTTCTTAAAGGTTGTTTTTTTGCGTTTAAATATCCTGTTGAATATTTTTTTTTCCAAATCCAATCGTATTTAAAGTTTTTAATATTGCTCATTCTTAAAGCACTACTAAATGGCTCACTACCAAACAAAGCTATACAACCATTATCTTTAATAATTCTTTTAAGTTCTTTCCACATTAGATCAAATGGAATTATGCTATCCCATTTACATTGTGTCGTACCATAAGGTGGATCTGTTAGGACTAAATCAATATTTTTATCAAAAATTTTAGGAAGTTCGTCTAAGCAATCACCTAAGATTAATTTATGGTCTGACAAACAAACCCCCCCCTAATGAAGTGTGTAGTTTTTATTGTAATCTTCTTCATTTAATGGAGTTGTGAATTGGTCTTGCAAGAACCTAGAAAAGAATTCAGCTTCTTCGTCAGACTGAAATCCTGTGAAGTGAGTTACAACCACAGGTTTTCCTGTGGTTTTTTCTTTCATTATGAAAATTATTGTTTGTAAAAGCAAATTGTCCATTTGTTTGTTTGTATCATCCATTAATTTTTATTTCATCAACAATTGCAAAACTGGGCATAGGGCAAAATAAAACCCCCATGTTCGCATTTTGTTCTGCATAAATCGTTAAATTATTACTAACGATAATTAATTCCTATCAGTAGTAATGCTTCCGATAATTAAAGTTATCACCAATTTAGAATTGTTCTAAGTTTTGTGTGATATTTTTGCAACATCATGTGTATAAATCCTTTTTTATGTGTGCAACTTTCTCCACAACTCCAATATTATCAACATTAATTCACAATCTTATCAACAAACTTACTAACATTTAATCTGGTTTCATCCATGAAATAGCTAAATTTGAGTCATTATTTGATTTTATTTGTAAAGTTTCAGCAGCTTTGCCATAAGTTTTTGAAGATAATTTACTAGCTGACCACTGAGAATGAGCTGTAATAATTTTATAAAGGTTCACTAGATTTTGTGCAGACTTGGGATCAACTGAACCTGTTTCTATTTTAGATTCTAATTCTTTTCGTTTGTCTTCCAATTCGGATAATTTGAGATCAATTGCTAACTCCTTAGATTTAATATATTGGCTCATTAAATCATTATCATTTATTAAATAAGTTCTAAAAGATTGCCAAGAAATTGGAACATCTTCCCTTGAAAATAATTCTCTAATTGTTAATCCGTCTGCAATGAGTGATAAAATATGATCCTTTAATTTGTCAGTAAGTTTTCTTTTTCTTGCCATAATTTATAATAATTCTAAATTGTTGAGCCTGGCAGCTAAGAAAGGAAAGAAAGGGAAATACTGCCAGAACTCAAAAAAAAAGTTAATTAACTAAAAAAGCTCCAAAGGGAGCAAAACAAGAATAGCACAATATATTGTGGTTTCAATCAATTAAATGTCAAAAGCTGATCTTTCTTTAATATTTTTTCTAGTATCCATTGTGACAGGATTATATTTTAATTTACCTTCGAACATTAAACGATCAATTATGAGCTTTGCAGAGTAATCACCAAATCTGGTCTCTTTAATAATCCAGACCAGTTGATCTGTCGAAATTAAGCCATTTTTAAAATCTTCCTGTATTTGAATGGTGATATTTAGCTTATCAGAGGGGGAATAGTCGTTATTATACCAATGCTGTAAAGGTTCATTATTATAGTAATATAAACTCATTTATCTTTAAAACCTTTGAACCCTTTCTTGTTATACATAGTGTTGTTATACATAGTATTGTTCTTCTTAATACTAAGTAAATTATACTTAGTCTCTTGCTTATTTAATACTCTATTGATTGAGTATTTTTTACTTAGTCTGAGGTCGTAATAATTAGCTGATGACTTCCTGTGGATAATTAAATAACCATTTTTGATAAGTTCATTTTTAGCCTTTTGCAGAGTAGACAAGCAAATATCTAATTTTGTCAATAATGTGGCATTTCTTAAAGTTCTAAATTTAGGCGATAAATACCTTAAATATATAAATAAGGCTTTCGCCTCCTTGCTAAGACCTTCATCAACAATTAGTTGATTTGGGATCATTGTAAAACCTTTTGTTGTCATTTCTGCGCCTTTCCTGATTGCTTATCTAATACTCAATCAAATATAAAGCAACAGAACAAATAGAGAACATAATAAATATATACAAACTATAGACAAGTATATTATTTTATGGTATTGATTCGTATGTTTAACAAATCAACAAAGGAAAGAAACATGACTAAACTACATCACACAGAATATAAAAAGAATTATAAAAATTATATTCTTTCAACTATAGAAGAAGACGGAGAAGGTAAGCCAATCAAAACAGACGAAGAAAAGATTAAATATATTTTTGATCGTTTCTATTCTGAATATGGTTGGAACATTGACAGAGTTGGAAAGTTCAAAGCCATGACTGAATGGCTGCAAGGCTTGGCTTTAAATATTGAATATATGAATTGCGAAATTGTACCAATGGCAATCAAATTTGGTTCAATTGATAAGAACCCAAGCGAAAAGCTACAAGCTAGAGTTATAGATAATTATTGGTCTTTTATGGCTAATGTGATTTTATGGTTTGAACCAAAAGAAGGGAGCAAATAATGAAAGCTAAAGAATATAAATCAATAACTTTTATATTATCCAAAAAGCATAATAATAAACATTTTTATTCATTCATGGATTTTGGAGACTGCCAAAAAAGAATAAATCAATCTAAAAAGAGAATTAAAAATGCCTGAATTAAAAGAGGAACATTTTGAAATAATAGACCAAAACAAAGCCAAAGCACATGAGGCACAAAAGGAGATGAGGCAAGAGAGCTTAGAGTTCATTGGTTCTTGCTCAGTTTATGATTTACAGGTAGTATATTCGACAATTAAAGGGATAAAAAATAAAAAGAATGAATCATAAAAAGCTCACAAAAAAGGAACTCCACCAATTAAAAGTTGATATGCTCAAAAATATTCTTTCTGTGGTTGGTGGGGTTCATTATAACAGATATAAAAATTTTAAAAGAAAGGGAAAATATGAGAAAATGCCAAGATTGCAGCTTGTGTTGTAAATTACCAGAGATTAACGATTTAGAATACCATAAAAAGTCTTTTTCATGGTGCAAGAGCTGCAATATAGAAAAGGGAAATTGCAAAGTTTATGAAAATAGACCTATAACTTGCAG